ATCAGCGGTGCTCCTGAGTGGGTGCGCTGCGAACTGATAGAGACCCACACGACGGGCAAAGGTGCCGATGGTGACGACTGCGGCATCATCGAGGAGTTGCACAACAAGATCATGAAGATGCAAGACACCATCGACGGGCTGCAAGAAAAGAACTCGCAGTTGGCCGATAAACTGAACATGATTTCAGGTGGTGAGCTCATCAAGAACGTGAACTTGATACTCTCGCAACTCAACGAGAAGAAAAAGCGCATCGAGAAGGTAGAGGCGTGTGTCTCTGAGATAAACGAGATTGTTGAAAAATTCAAAGATTTATAAAACAATAAGATTATGGAATTACAAGGTAGAGTGGTGAGACTCCTGCCACTGAAAGAGGGAGTCGCTCAATCAACGGGCAACCCGTATCGTACACAGGAGTTTATTTTCGGCTTCTACGAGAGCAACGACAGCATCTATGAGAAAAACATTTTAATGAACATCCGCAACGAGAACATCGAGAAGTACAACCTGAAGGAGAACGACAAGATCAAGGTGCGTATTAGTCTTGGTATTCGTGAATATCCCAAAGACAGCGGCAAGTATTTCAACGACATCCGCACGGGTGACATCACCATTATCCAGAAGGCCAATATTGAGGCCGTACAACAAGCGAACGGCACGCAATCGGTAGGTAGTCCACAGCAACCACAAAACGCGCCCACAGGCGGCGAAAATCAGGGAGGAGAGAGCGATGACCTACCGTTCTGATGAATTCTTCAGCGAGTGGTGGCCTACGGAGGTCACCACTTCTAATTCTTCCAGCCTATGACACGGCAAGAGAAAGACCACCTGCGCTACATGGCTCATCAGAGCGAGCGACAGGCGAAACAAAGGGACTATTACCAGAAGCACCGCGAGGATATTCTACTGAAGAAAATTGAGCGGGTTAAAAGAGAACGGGAGAAACTATATGGAAGAACAAAACAACCTACCACAGCCTCGGTCTGCTGAAGAAATCAGATGGGAAACTCTACGACCTTATCTTCTCGACCCCCGCGAGGACTACCCAGAGCCATATACCATGCTGGAGTTCAACGGCGTGCCGTTCTCCAAGATTGGTGGCTTGGGTGCTATCTCCGGACAGAAAAAGAACGGTAAGACGTGGGTACTTACTCAGCTGATGGCGGCTATACTGGGCTGCGACAACGAGCGCACACAGCAGTATCTGCCAGGGCTTACGGTTCCCGCACGCACCATCGACTATCTGGGACATTTGCCGAAGGTCTTGTATATAGACACGGAGATGGAGAAACTGAGCAGCGCGAAGGTGCTGCGACGAGTCCATTGGCTTTGCGGATGGGACATGAAGCAGCCTAACGACCGCTTCGCTGTGCTGTGGGTGAAGTCAATGCCAAAGGACGACAACGCGAAGCCCTACGCACAGCGTTTCGAGCTCATAAAGTTGGCCATAGATACTATTCAACCCGACGTGGTATTTATCGACGGTCTGCGAGACATTATTCCGTCTATCAACGACGAGGAAGCAGGCACGATGATACTGGACTACTTCGGAAGCATCGCTGAAGAGCGCAACCTGTCAATATGGCTGGCACTGCACCAAAACCCAGGGCGCAAGGAGGACAGCGACGATGCTAAGATGCGTGGATGGATTGGTACTGAGCTGGGCAACAAGGTGAGTGACACGCTTATCTCTATCAAATCGAAGAAGCCTGAAGGCGTGACGTTTACGGTTAAACAGCAGGACGCCCGCGACAAGGATATGGACGACTGGACTTTCGAGATTACAGAGGATGCCGGATTGCTCGGTGTGCCTCGTATCATCACAAAGGGCACCAACCTCAATAGTAAGTCGAAGGAACAACCAACCTGCGACGATCCACGACAGATACGCGAATGGATTGAACAGGCGAAGGACCAGTATGAGTGGCCTATGAGCCGAGCACACATCAAGAAGACGGTGTTTGGCGAGATAGGCGGACAGAAGAACGATGCCAAACAGCAAGCAGACCTCATGGCGGCTATCAACATGCACTACCTTGAAGAGAGCACAATCAAGAGTGGAGGATATTACATGTTGCAACCACCTGAAGACCTGCCATTCTGAGTTAAACCAATCACCCTTTACCCCTAAAGGGGTAAGGGGGTTAAACCAATGGTTCAACTCGTGCGCGGTCCGCATGCACCATGCCCCCTGCCGCCAGGTGGGGGCGGCGGGGCAAGGGGCAAGCGTCCCCCACCCGCGCGACGCGCACATGCGCGTTTGGCTTAACAATAACTCTCATCAAGGCTATGGGCAAGATTGACAAATTCATCATCGACAAGGTTCTAAGCGCTGCACGCATCGAGGATGTCGTAGGCGACTTCGTTGACCTGACGAAGAAGGGTGTGCGCTACTTGGGGCTGTGCCCGTTCCACGACGACAAGCACCTCGGCTCGTTCGTGGTATATCCCAAAGGCAACTGCTACAAGTGCTTTCAGTGTGGAGCCAAAGGTGGTGTGGTTGACTTCCTGATGAACCACGCCCACCTCAGCTACCCTGATGCTATTCGATACCTCGGTAAGAAATACTCAATCGAAACAGACATGACAGACTTCAACTACACACCACCGCCACCACGACCGGCACCGCCACCCTTGAAACCGCTACGACTGCCGATGAGTATGGTGGAGCGCACACGGCATCTGGACGGCGACCTGCTGACAGCGTGGATCGTGAGCGGCATCAACTGGGACTACATTCAGCGCAAGCGCATCGACGAGGTGCTGAGCGACTACCATGTAGGACACGGCAAGAACGGGCACACCATCTTCTGGCAGATTGACGAGCTGGGAGAGGTGCGCACAGGCAAGATGATGAAGTACAAACCCGACGGACACCGCGACAAGCAGGCCACCTGGAACTTCGACTTCATTCACGCTGCCCTATTCCGCGACCAACGTCTGACGCAGTTCGACGAGCGCAAGCAGGAGGCACAGCTGACGTTCTTCGGTATGCACCTGCTGAACCGCTACCCCAACGCCACGGTCAACATTGTAGAAAGCGAGAAGACAGCCGTGCTGATGGCCATAGCCTACGGCAACCATGCCACACAGGTATGGATGGCGTGCGGAGGGTTGGAGATGCTGAGCCGCGAGCGCCTGAAGCCCATCATCGACCAAGGGCGCAAGGTGGTGCTCTACCCCGACCGCGACGGCATAGCCAAGTGGAAGGCCAAGGCGAAGCAGATTGGCTACGACCAGATACACGTCGATACCGACCCCGTGCTGAAGTGGTGGCGCGAGGGCGACGGTGACAAGGCCGACATAGCCGACGTGGTGGTGCGCATACTCAAAGAGCGCAAGCCGATGACCAGCATCGACGAGGTGAAACGCGAAATGCCAGTGACAAGGCCACTAATTGAAAAACTAAATCTACAAATACAACAATGAACGACGAGAATAAGCAACAACCCGACGAGCGCTACGTGACGCTGGCCACCAAGGTGAGCCGACACGCTGCTGAGCAGTTGGCAAGGATAGCCAAGCGTAAGGGCATGACGATCTACGAGCTGATACAGATGGTCTGCGATACGCTCATCCGCTATATGGACGACCGGCATAACCTCAGTGAAGAGATGGAGAGAGCCATGAGCATCTTCGAGCACATGACGGGATGGGCGCAATCCCTCAACCTTGCCGACCCTACTGTAAACAAAGAGGTGGTGCAAGCCGTGTATATCTTCCAGAATGCCGACGGAAAGAAGAAAGGATTCAGGGCCAAGATGGTGAACAAACCATGGATGGGTATCTGGGAGGAAGACTCCAACGTGATGCACATCTTTGAGAGGATATTCAATATCTGTATGCCGGAACTATACATGAAGCTGTTCCGTGCACGCATCATGCTGGAGTGCGAGAGCGTTAGCGAGGTCATCAACCTGTTGGCTGAGTCGGCCGTGTTGGTAAAGATGACGGAGGACATTCGCCAAGACTTCGAGGACGCTGCCCGTGCGGACAATGGCAGAGGCTATGGCTACGGCATGAAGACCAAGGGCCTACAGCACCGCACGCCTGACAGTCTCGCCACCGACCAACGCATCCACTTCGATGACTGGGAGGGTGAGCATAGACAGACCGACCTACAACCACCAGAAGAAAGCGAGGTGAAAGATGATTGACGAGGAGTTCAAGTTCGCAGAGCCTACCCCACCGCCACCACCTGCCGACCCCAAGACATTGGAGGCACTGGAGGCACAAGGCTTCCGCCCAATAGGTTATGAATGGTAAAACAATTAAACACTATACGACAATGAATACATACACGAAGAGACGACAGCAGCTGGTGGAGAAGACCCTGCTGTTGATAGCAGAAGAGAACCACTGGAAGGCAAAGCAGGTAATCCGTGAGAAGGGCGAGACGAGAGTCATCTACAAGATACCAGCAGACTGATGAGTAAGACCCGTTACCGACCGGAGCACATGCGGATGCTCAACGACAAGCGGTGGCGTGAGACCAAGCGGATAGTATGGGAGCGAGCGCAGGGGCTGTGCGAGTGGTGCAAGCGCGATGGGTACATCGTGGCTGGTGTTGACTGCCATCACCTCGTGCCCTTCGAGAGTGCAAAGACCCAGGTTGAGATGGAGCGGCTGTGCTACGATCCAAACAACTGCGTGCTGCTGTGCATCCCATGCCACCAGCGAGCGCATGTCGAACTGAGGAGCAAGACCAAAGCCAAGGTGAAAGAGCGAAGGCAACAGAGCTTCGAGAGGTGGAAAGACAGGTGGAAATAAACCCCGCGCGGCCCGTTTTATTCCAGGGGAACTTGGATTCCCAAATCCACTTGCCCTCCCTTCCGTTCACAAAGGAGATTCCTAAAATGTTG